ATTTTTTGCTTTCATAATAGCAGTTACCAGATCCCACATTCCTTGAAATGCAACCGCTTCACTACCAATATGTTGTTTAATACGTTCTTGTTTAACACCGCTAACTTTACTACCACTTAACCAATCAACAAACTCTTTTGCAAGATTATCTAAACTACGTGTTCTGGTTTTAAAGTTCATATAAGTGTAGAAAATATTTGATAAATCTGATAATTTTAATGCTGTAATTGTATCTGGATCCAATATTTTATCAATACCAGCACCATTCTTTTGCAGTAAACTTTCTGCTTGTGAAAAAACACTTTTGTCGATTTTAGGCGGCTGTTGTGCCGTTACTGGTGGCATTACTAACAATGCACCTTCGTTTAACATACTGGCATCTGCACGTTGTCTTGTTCCATCAAGATCTAGATAAAAGTGTACAACAACACCAGCAGTACTACGTGCAATACGCTTGCCAATGTCACTGTCTGTTTTTACACGGTAAACTACCATTTGTGGCTTAAACACAAAGTCGCCATCATCAACTTGTGGTGTAGTATAATACAACAAGTCGCCCCACATATAACCACGGAAGTTTTCCGGCACTGCACTTTCAAATACCTTAAACACATTACCCATGTTTTGAATAAATGCCTGTCGTTTTTCGTCTGGTGCTTCTTTACCGCGATTGCCCAACATATTCATAAGTGCTTCAGGACTTTTAGTCATACCGTCATAACTTTTACTACTAAAGCCTGCCTTATCTGTCAGTATAAATTCACCACGCTCATTACGTCCAAAAATTACGGCTGGTGATCCATCCCATTTTACAGTAATACTATTGGGATTGCTTTCCATATGTTCTAGTGTATCCAGTGCTTTACGTGCGCCCTTGCTTCCACCAAACAACACCATATCCTCCAAGTGTTGGATACGTGCTTCTGCTTTTTCCATTACAGGTTTTTTTGACTCAGTTATTAAATCACGAAATCTCATCTGGTATACCCATCTTTTGTATTAAATCATTACGCTTAAAATCATCAATGATTTTTGCTACTAGTTCTTTACTATAATTTTTTTGTACGGCTGTCAATAGTGTTTCAAAACTATCCATATCAGAAGGACTGTCTAACTGTAGTTTTTTGGCAATCTCTGCATCATCATAGTATGGACCATCAATTACTTCATTGTTGTTTTTCTTAGTATAACCTTCGCCGTTCTTTTTAGGAACAGGTGTACGACGAACACGTACTAGTCCATTTGAACTCCACATCCAGCGTTCCATTTCCATTGGACGACCATCCTCAGTTTTCTCATCACTTGCAACCACGTTTAATCTGCCCGCAATACTGGCAATCATGATGTTACGATAATCACCTTTATACTTGCTGTCTTTTTCATGTGGTGAATGGTAATATGTTTTCATCCATTTTGGATCGCCAGGCATAAAATCTACCTGTACAAATCCAGTACGTCCTTCAGGAACGCCCTTGTCTTCTCCTGTACGTGGATCAATATAAATGCGTTTGGGATCATAATTTTGGATTTTAATTTTAGTGATGAATACACTGGTTTTTGCATAATATAAAATTAACGGATGGTTTTTTAATTTTTCACCAAACTCCGTTATTTTTTCTGGGGGAATATCAATTGCAACATCAATATCACCACTAAACTGTTTTTTACCAACACTGCCTAATGCTTGTTTGTATAGGTCAACACCCAGCTCTTTGGAAAGCGGTTTTAGTGTGGCTTCTAGTTCTTCAATATGAATTGGTCCAACACCCGGTGCTGAACCACTTTCTCTTAGATCGCGACCTTTTTTTCTTGGAATACGTGGACCACGATGTTTTCTGTTATAAGGGTTTACGCCCAGAATGTCTTTTACTTTCATTTGCTTTCCTAATACCTCTAGTAAATTTGTTCGGGTCCTGTGTTCTAATACTATTAATCAAACGCTTAATAAGATCGTTGCTGGTTTCATCGTCATAAGTTTCCATAATCAGACTGATTAAATTACTTGCACTAGCAATAACATTACTCGCAGTATTTTCTACTAAATATTTACGATCATGTGCATCACTGATACTATTAATTTCGTCCAGGATAGATCTTGTACGTTTTTTCATTGCAATCTTGCCCTTTTGTTAGTGGTATTTAGCTTAAAATGATAATTAGTTATGAAGGAGAAAGAAATGTCTAAAAGCGCAGAAGAAATTCGTCTAATCATTGATAGACTCCATGAATTACAAGAAGACGATAGCATGGACAACGCACAGTTGAGCAAGTTAGTTATACTGGCCAAAGATGGTTTGGTGCCAGAAGAAGATGTTCGACTTGTGAGGCAGGCAATGGTGACTATGGGCGCAGGAAGAATACCAACTCCTAACCAAAGAACAGTGTTATTGAATATGCTGGGTACCCTCACTGATTTAATTACCAGTGACATGAGCATATATCAACGCTTTAGAACTAAAATGAAAAACACAGGAGATCAACCGGACACCTCAGACGAAAAATAATTAATCTGCACGTTTGAGAATACTACGTAATTTATCTGTATTCTGCACAGCAGACTCTACAATATTATTTGTTTGACTTATACCAACAGCTTGTTTGGTTTCACTCTGCCGTTTTAGTTTATCATATATTGCACTTGTACCAGTGCTTGTATCATCTAATTCATCTTCATCTAAATCAGTAATACGTAAACTGTTAATGTCAAAGTTTAAGTCTAGCTTTTGGCCAACACCGCTACTACTACGTGTTTTCATAAACTGTATTTGTGCTCTACCACGCTCACGCATTGCACGGCTTGTAAAGATACCCACAACATTATCAGCAGTATTAATTTTACTAATACCACCACTGATGTGACTGTGATCAAATTCCACTTCATCAACACTACTACGATTCAACTGACTTGCTGTAACAAACAATATGTTCTGTTCAATTGCAAAGTTACGTAGTTCTTCACTCACATATTTGTCTTTAATAAACAAGTCACTTGCCGAAATCTTTTTACCTGCTGGCGACATCAAATCCAAATAGTCCACACACATTGCGTCAACTGTTACATTGTGTTGAATCTGATACTCTTTCAAATACGCTTTCAAGTCATTTACATTACATCCATTAGGTAACTGTACAACTTGTAGTTTACCTGCCTTTTTACTTTGCATACGCAACTTTAGATCAACATCATCCATGTTTTTAAACAAATCACGTGTTGAATATCCTGTAAGCATACTATCCATACGCATACTACACAGCTCTTCACTAAGTTCTAAACTTACATAGACAACATTAAATCCTGCCAGCACCCAGTTTAGTGCAATGTTCTGCATAAACAAACTCTTACCAGATCCTGATCCACCTGCAAAGATGTTTAGTTCGCCACGGTTAAAGCCACCATACAAAAACTTATCAAATGTTTTCCAACCAGTGCTTGTGCCGCCTTTTTGCTCTTTGATAATTTGTAGTCTTGCTGCTGGATCCAACCAGTAGTCTGTACCCAAGTCTTTCGCAAGTCCAATTTGTACAGCATCTTTAATCATCTTCTCTACACTGCCAAACTCGCCTTTTTCCAGTTTGTCAGTACTTGCTAAGATTGCCTTCTCCAAGCCTTTGTGTCTGCAAAACTTTTCAAATTCATCTAAAAACCAATCCTGATGTGCCGCTGTATTATCACGCAAATCTTGTAGCTCTACATTACCCTTGACTTTCATTTGTTCAAGTGTGGGCATTGCACCGTAATTCTCAACATGCTCTTGCATAAATCGCACTGCACTACGCAAACTGCGATCAAAATAATCTGCATTCAAGATAGCATTACAGCGAACAAACAATTCTCTATCCGCTTGCAAAAACTCCAGATACAGTTTTTGTAATTCTAAGTTGTAGTCTTCTGCCATTGACTAACCTTCACTCCACACTTTTCTAAAAATTCCACACCTTCTTTATAACGATATGATTCAGCATAATATACTTCACTGATGCCACTCTGATAAATCAGTTTAGCACAATCCATACAAGGCTGATGTGTTATAAACATTATAGCATCTTTACCGCTTTCAGTCGAGCCGGCAAGTTTACTTATTGCATTTGTTTCTGCATGTAAAACTTCTGGCTTTGTAACAAGATGCGCAACATTATCTTTAATAACTATATCTTCACAAACATTATCCCAACCACTGGGCATACCATTATAACCAATACTAATAATACGATCATTCTTTACAACAATTGCACCCACATGTAATCGTTGGGCACTGCTGAGTTCAGCAAACCTATATGCTACATCCATGTAGGCATCAATAAATTTTTCTTTCAATTTACAATCCCCTTTAATTTCATTTCTATATAATGATCTTGCGTGTAACAATTTATATATAACACACGTTGCGTTGGGCCTGTGTTAACAAACTTTTCAATAATTACATATGGTTTAAACCACACCATTGTGTCATCATCCATCCGGCGTGGCAACCATGCAAATCTTTCCGTAATTCTTCGTTCTATATCCATATGGGCACTGATTGGTTTCATAGTTGGATGATCCGCATCATACCATATGGGTTCATAATTTCTGTTTGATCCTGGAACATAATTTAATCTACCTTGTTGTTTCATTTGCAATAACTCTTTGCCATTACTTCTGCCTTTGTACTGTTATCTATACTAAAGTCTAAAATACTCTTTACAGTAAAAAGTTTACCATATTTTTGTACTGCATCATTAGCATCCTTGACATCAGGTTCCCAGGGAGGAAAACTAACACTCCAGCCACGTTGTATTGCTTGCCGTACCAGTTTTAATCCAGCGGCGTCAGCATCAGGCAAAAGTATGATACGATTGCCAGTTTTTTCTATAATTTTACTTTGTTCTAAACTCATGTTGTTGCTGCCAATTGCAACACCGTCAATGCTTACAGCATCCAATTGACCTTCAGTAACAATAGTTATCTTTTTGTCCGCTGAGCGATCTAAACCATACACAAAGTTTTTAGGCTGTTGTACATAATACTTTGTGGTTTCTTTGTTTGGTACTGTGCCTACCCAACGTGCAGTATACCCTACAATCTTGCCTTTATAGCGAAAAGGCAAAATAACACGATTACGGAAATGACTGAACGTACTATAGTGCCAGTCAGTCCAGTTATCCAAACCACGCTCCACCAAAAATTCACAGGCTTTTACAAAATGCTCTACATTTTTTTCATCTAATTTTTCTACAGGATAGTTTTTAACAGGATAACTGTCTTTGGGTAATGCCATTTCTGGCCAATCAATTTGAACAGGAGCATCCATTTGCTTACGTTGCATAAGCAATTCAGCTGTATCACGCTCACGCATAAGCTCTATTTGTAAGCGATGTATATCTGCACTATCTGCACCAAACACACTGTACAACTGCTTTAAACGCCCACTGAGCTGTTTACCTTCACTCCAGCCTGTACTATAGCCACAGTTAAAACAATTGTATCTGAACTTGTCTTCTTCGAATAAAAAGCCGCCTCTGCCTTTGGTATCAGGACGGCTTTGCCCGTTATGTATACACATAGGACAATTGCCACTGGTCCAGCCAGTACTGTTGGTTTTCCAATTCGCAGGGATCAGAGTACGTGTGTATTCTAGAACAATATTCATAATATCATTCTAACGTCTATATAGGATTTTGTCAACTCTTCCTATGTTAATTGTCATTTTAAATCGCACATATAAAAACATACCGTCTATTGCATGTGCTTCTGTTACGGGGGTTGTTGGGGATGTTGGGCTACCAAGTGGAATATCATTTTTCATACCACATGGAGGGAATTTTACATCAAACCAGTCATTTTCTCCTGGCTCTTGATTCAGTGTAACTTGCATGTTAAGTGTGCCTTGAACACCACTACGGCTGTGTATACTAAATGTTTGTAATCCTGAACACAGACTCTGAAATGCTGTGCCTGTGAAACGGCGACTTACATATGTGTTGGTAAACAAATATGGTGTTCCGCTTACAGTGTAGTTGGTAATACCGCCATTGCTATCAACACCAGTTACAGTGATAACCAAATCGTTTCCAGTACCATAAGATACACCACTTATACCGCCTAAATGAACACCTTGTATTACAATTTGATCATTGATCTGGTAACCAAAACCAATATTAACAAATGCCACAACATAAATGCCAAGATTTACATTAATAGTAACATTAACACTGGCATGACATCCAGTCATAACACCCATGGTTAAGCTACTGGTTGACAGTGACAAACCGCCACGGAAACTTATACCAAATAACAAGTTAAATTCAAGATTGGCTGTCATTGCAACACTGCTATAAAGGAACCAATCTCCAGATCCAGTTGTAGGAACACTTAAAGGACTTATTGGTAATCCGCCAGTTGGTATGATAGCATCATCAAATAATAATACTTCTTCGTCACCTGGTACATCACTACCACATGTAACTATTTCAGCTACATAACAGTATCTATAATTTTGATCTGCATGCATGGCTGTAATAGTGTTATCATCGCTGGCATAAGTAAGGAGTATATTGTAAAATGCAAGATCTAAACCAGCAATATCACCTGGTTGGATATGCAATGTGGCAATACCGTTTTCATAATCTGTAATTTTTAAATTTTTATTAAGAAGTACAGTGGTGCCGTCCTTTTTGGTCATTCTTGCCTTAAGGGCCTTGTCATGTAATTGTACAGGACAACCATTCACATCTTTAATAAAAAATGTGATAACAGTATCCACACCTTTCAGTAGTTTGAAAGGTTTATAATTACTAGGTTGATTCCTAGTTGTACCAGTGCGTGTAGCAAGTACTACATCACCACGTTGGCTGTATGTATATCCAGTGCCTTGTGCCATATATATGTTCTCCAACAGTATTTATTAAATGATAAGTAATAATATGACAATAGCAAAACAATACCAGGAACTTTTAGAGCAGTTTCCATTTTTAACATTAGCCAGTTATGGTAATAACGAGTATGTTGGGATTATGCAGAATCAAGACAGCAATGTTATCAGCATGTATGTTTACGATCAAATTAAAGAAAGCGAAGCCAGAAGAATATTTTTAGAACTTGGAAGTGAATGGTGGTGGGAAACAAACCGTCAGATTCCAATTAATATTATAATGGGGGCTCGTTTTAAACCATTTCGTACTGCATTAGTGACTTTTACCATTAAAGATTTTGAAGTGTTACATGGTCCAACTATTTGTTTACGTGATATAATGCAAAAACGCATTAAACGTAAAAATGTACAATTAATACGACGAGTAAATTAAACAAGTTCTTCACATAATAAATTCATCTGTACTGCAACGGCCTGTGCGTATGCAATCGCATGACTCTTTTTAAAGTAATAGTCGTCGTTTTGGGGTTTTACCCAAACTTCTCGCTCTATAACAGGCCACTCTGCATTTAATAAGTAACGCTTTGCTGGGCGAATAACGGCTAGGACGGCGGCCAGTTGTTCTACGCTTCTGGGTTTTAGTTTGCGCAATATATCGCCATGTCCGTTTACGTGAAACAACAGATCTGAAAACTCGTCGTGCTCTAATAGATGCCATTGTGGTTCGATCTCCATAAGTCTATCCAAATGATCAGGGCTTTTTACATCCTTATAAAGTCCAACATTAAGTATGTCAATTTTAAAGAAGCCACGTTCCTCTGCTTCTTTGTGATCAATTGTAGCCATACCAGTAAAAGGATCACTGGGCATTTTATGAAAGTAAACACCAGTATTGTGTTTTGTTTTCTTACCGTTGCGATCAATTACCGCAGTTGTGTGATTAA